AAAATTAGTTTTATCTAGAACTGGCAGTGGCACAGGTTATTATGCTCTCAGTGTGCTAAGACATTTGGAAAGACTTCATGTGCCTGTTGTTAATACAGGAGACAGCATTGAAGCAGTCAAAGACAAAATGTATTCCACACAGATTCTTGCACAACACAACATACCAATTCCAAGAACCATGTTGGTACGTTTTCCTGTAGATGAAGAACTAGTTGAAAAACAAATAGGCTTTCCATGTGTAATCAAAGTGCTGAGTGGTAGTTATGGACAAGGCATACACCTTGTGCCAAACAAATCAGCATTAAATGAATTAGCAGAATTTATCAAAAGTTTAAAATCACCACTGAATATTATTATTCAAGAGTATATCAGCAGTCAACCTGGTACAGATTTAAGAGTATTGGTAATTGGAAACAAACCAATTGGTGCAATGAAAAGATCTAGTCAAGACGGCAGTTTCAAAGCCAATATCACAAGAGGCGGAGTAGGAGAATTGTATCCTTTAGATGATGAAATAACCTACATTGCTACAGAAACAGCAAAACTGCTTAATCTTGATATTGCTGGAGTTGATTTGTTGTTTGATGAAAATGGCTACAAGGTTTGTGAAGCCAATTCCGCACCTGGATTTGAAGGATTTGAAAAGTATTGTAAAATAGATGTTGCAAAAGAAATAGTACAGTATTGCAAATTTAAAATAAATGCAGTATAATTTTAACAATGGGGCCATAGCTCAGCCGGGAGAGCGCCACACTGGCAGTGTGGAGGTCAGGAGTTCGATCCTCCTTGGCTCCACCATATATAGTGGGTAAAGTTATGTCTAATGAAAGAGGATGCTATTGGCTTACAAATGGTTTAGCATACGAACCATATGGTGTTATGCCGTGTTGTCGATACAAGTTATCTGATAGTGATTTACACACTAAAGATATTGATAAACACTTTCAAAATATAAAAATCAACAAAGATATAAATTACAAAAATCTATCACAACTTCAATGTAAAAAATGTTTTCAAGCCGAAGAGTCTACAGGAACCAGTATGAGAACACAAGATATTCTGTATGACACAGATCAAAATTTTTTAGACAGTTTAAAAATTGGTGAAATTGTAAATTTACAAGTTTCTTTTTCAAATTTTTGTAACTTTAAATGTAGATATTGTAGTCCTGAACTTAGTACAGAATGGAACGAAGATATTGTCAAAATGAAACAGCTTGGTCTTTATGACCAGTATAATAGAAGAAATATTGATAAAGAAATTCTCATGACAGCAACACAAACAATTGATCATGAAAAAGAGTTCCTTTTTCATCTTGAAAAGCAAGATCTTTCAAAATTAAGAGATGTTGCAGTGTTTGGCGGAGAACCTTTTATGGCACGAAATTTTGAAAATTTCTTAGAACTGCTTGAAAGAAAAACAGATATATCTAAGTTGTCAATGCAGATTAACACCAATACTTCTATTTTTCCAAAACAAAAAAAATTAGATATTTTTTCTCGCTTTAAAAGATTTGATATACGGTCAAGTATTGAAAGTACTGGGAAGTTAGCTGAATATGTAAGAAAAGGATTGGTTTGGAATACATTTGAAGAAAATGTTTACAAATGGAAAGATTTTGCTAATCAAAACCTAAATACAAAATATAGACTACATCTAGCAACTAATATTTACACAATCAATAAAATACTTGATTTTGACAGTTGGCTTGAAAAGGTAGATATTCCAGTGGTATCTGAATATGTTTTTACTAATGATTTAGACGCAATTAAAATTCTATCGCATGATCATTTAGAAATTTTAAAAAGTAGAATTTCTAAAATAAAAAATCAAACAGTTAAAAAACATCTAGAAAAAGTGTTTACTGCCAACAATTGGAAAAAACACGACAAAGAAAGATTTAAAAATTTAGAAATTTTTAAAAACAACAATGACATTTTAGACACAATTCGTTCTGAAAAATTAAAAGACGTTAATTTAGAATTATATAATTGGACATATAATACATGAATGTAGATATTAACAATTTATCTTTAAGACAGCTTCAAGTAGAATCAAGCCTAGCATTGCAAATTTTACAAACAGCAGATAATTTGTCATTGAGCAAAATCAACCAAAAAGTAGATCATGACAGTACTCTTTTTTATAAAGGAGTATTAGAAGAATTTTTACAAATATACCAGGATTTGCCCTCTAACACAGAAGTTGGAAAAAAAATTAAATTAATTTATCCAAAATAGGTCGTAAATTTTAAAAGAATTACTATATTAATAGTATACAGCAAAAATGCTGTATAAATACACATGTAGATTGCTTAGATAGGATCTACATAAACAAATATAACTTGCTTAAAGGAGGAGTTAAAATGACAAAACATCTATCTATTTTTAATCAACTAAGACCTTACACTGTAGGATTTGACAACGTATTCGATCACTTCGAAAGTATGTTTGATGACAATTGGACATTCAACGCACCTACAGTTAATTTTCCACCGTACAACATTGTGAAAACAGGTGACTATACATATGACGTAGAACTGGCACTTGCTGGTTTTTCAAAAGACGACATCACTGTAGACTATGCTGACAATGTGTTAACTGTGAAATCTGTTAAAAAAACAGATGAAGACAAAGATGCTGATGGTGTATTACACAGAGGCATTTCAAAAAGACAGTTCACAAGATCATTCACAATTGCTGATGACGTGGAAGTCAAAGGTGCTGAGTTGAAAGACGGCTTGTTAAAAGTATCTATGGAAAGAATCGTTCCAGAAGGTAAAAAGCCAAGATCAATTGAGATCAAGTAGTTTTTAGATTATAAATATAATCTGATTCTCTTTTAATTAAACATGCAATTTGAAAGGCTGGATTAATCCAGCCTTTCGTTGTTTAAGTATAAATTATTTGATATAGTTTACTGAAATTTCTTCTTTTTTGTTTGTTGTAAAAAATAGATTTGAATCAGTAGCATGTTCTCTTCTATTTCTTGTTTCAGCATCTTTGAATCCAATACCCATCATAAGCACAGGTCTTCTTGCTAATCCAAGAACTTTTTGAATTTCTTCTCCGTCAAAACACTGACAACAACCAGTACCGTAGTGCATTAAACTAGCAATAACATTTAAGTAACCAGCGGCAATACCAATTGCTGTGTCTTTATCTCTGATAAACATTCTCTCATTAGCTTCATCGCCGTCATTCCATTTGTTTAAGAATTTTGGTGACATATCTTCTAAAAGTTTATCTTCAAAAACAAATAAAACATTGGCTTTAACTTGGCTGTTGGTAACTTCTAATCTCTCGCCAGTTGATAGATTTTCTGCTAGGGCACCTGGTGAAAGCTGATGTACTTTTTCAATAATATCTTGGTTGGTAATTACATGTAAGTTGTAAAAACCTGCATTCTGTTTACTAGGACAATTAGTTGCCGCATGAACTAATAAATCAATATCTTCTTGTGGCATTTCTAAATTTAAGTTAAAGTTTCTTTGACAATGCTGACTTCTTAGCACTGCTTTTTTTACTTCTGCATTTGATAACATTTTTTCTCTCCTTATTTTAAACATGTTTAAAATAATGTACTACAACTGTTATAGTAAGAAGTACATTAATAATATTTATAAGTTCACCATAAATACTTTTATGAGTATTTTGAAAGCATTTACAATCAAACATAAAATTTTCTTAGAATGGTGGTGGTTTCTGTGTGTTTTAGTATTAACAGGGTTTATTACTTATGAACTTGATGTTATAGAAAGACTATGGACAGCAGACCAAACCAAAATCAGTTTTGCAATACTGTTTTTATTTTTTTTAATGACAATATATTGCGGAATTCAAGCATGGCAGTTGTCAAAAATCAATGTCAATAAATCATATCTAGATCCAACACTAAAACACAAGTACGAAGCTGGTTGGTTTGTTAGTGAAATGTGCTTGACAATGGGACTGATTGGCACAGTTGCTGGATTTATTTTGATGCTGTATGGTGCCTTCGCAGACATCAATATCAGTGATACTATAAGTGTTCAGGAAAGTTTAAAAAAAATGAGCTTGGGAATGAGTACAGCATTGTACACCACAATGGTAGGTTTGATATCAAGTCTATTACTTAAGGTACAGTATTTTAGATTAGAAGCATATTTTGAGAAGCAGTTAAAGTTGTCTACAGATGAGAAGAGACTCTTACAAGACTAGCATTGCATTCATTGATCTGCTGTTTAATATCACAGTAGGAATAGCTATGCTTTTTATTATTGCATTTTTGATGATAAATCCTGTGGCCAAAAAAGGTGATATTGTTGTTAATGCTGAGTTTATGATCACAATGTCGTGGCCAAAAGGCATGTACGATGACATAGATCTGTATGTTCAAGATCCAGCTGGCAATGTTGTTTTCTTCAAACAAAAAGATCGAGGATTAATGAATCTGAACAGAGACGATCTTGGGTTTTCAAATGATGTTGTACACACCGAGTCAGGTAGTTTTGTTCATGAGCTTAATGAAGAAAATGTAACCATAAGAGGAATTTTACCTGGAGAATACATCGTAAATGCACATTGGTTTTCTCAAAAATCTCAATTCATAGAAAAAGGATATGTGCCAAGCAAAGAAGTTCCTGTTACAGTTAAGATAGAAAAATTAAATCCTTATAGATTAATTGATGTTTCCACTGAAGTTTTTCAACAGTCGGGACAAGAAATCACCTTTCTTCGATTCATAGTTGATGCAGATGGTACAGTGGTACAAACCAACAAATTGCAATACAAAATGGTAAAACAATCAAAATCAAACAGCCCAGGAGCAAGATAATATGATAATGTCAGGACACTTAGCTATAGTTATTGGATTGTCAATTCTGGCAATTTTTTTATGTTTAGCAATAATCTTAAGAAAGTCAATCAGTACATTTACCAAAATATTTTGTACATCGCTGTCAGTTGCCACAGTAGTAGCCATGTCATACTCTTTGGAAACACTGTACGGTTGGCCCTATAAAACTGAATTTCCATCAGGAAAGTTTACTTTGGTAAGTTTTTACATATCAAGCGATGAAGAAAGCATTGAACTTTGGCTGATCAAACCAGATTCTGGCAAAAAAAGATTTCTGGATAGATTTATTAATGATAGACAACCGCGAAGTATTAGTATACAATATGATGAAAATGTACATGAACAATTGGATTCACTTATGGAAATGAGCATGGGGTCACCGATTGGTGTTGAAATGAAAGTGATTGAAGGAGAACAAAAACCATCTGAAAACAATCATGAAGAAAACGAACAGCACAATTACATTTTACCAGACTTTAATGTAACGGAAAAATAATGACAAACTCAAAAGAAAACTCAGAAATTCAATCAAAAACAACTATATCAGAACCTCATAAGTACCATGTGATTTTTATCAATGATGATTTTACACCTATGGATTTTGTGGTACAGTTGTTGGTTGATATCTTTTATCATGATCCAGACACAGCAGATGAACTTACACGTTTGGTACATGACAAAGGCAAAGCAGTAGTAGGAACATACAGTTTTGAAGTTGCTGAACAAAAAGCCATAGAATGTACAAGTATGGCTAGATCAGCCGGACATCCTTTACAGGTTGTAACCGAAGCTGAATAAAAATAACAAGTTACAACGGTTGTTGAAAAACAATTGTAATAAGCATTCGGAAGGAGAAGTTTATGGAAGTAACACCATTTTTAAGTTCTTTCTTTATCATATTTAGAGAAGGATTTGAGGCAATGTTAATTGCCATGCTGATTTTCACCTATTTGGAAAAAATGAATGCCACTGACAAGCAGGTACATGTTTGGCAAGGTATTTCGATGGGTGTATTAGGTAGTTTAATTATAGCAATATTATTTTCAACAGTGTCGTCAATGACACATACACATGAAGAATTATTTGAAGGAACCACAATGATTGTGGCTTCAGTTGTGTTGGCATATGTGGCTTTTTGGTGTCACAATGCCAAACAGCATGTTGAAGGTCATGTCACAGAAGCAATATCAAAAGGTACAACCATAGCACTGTTTTTGGCTGTGTTTTTTGCAATACTGAGAGAAGGTTTTGAAATTGTACTGTTCTATGCAGGTTTGTTTGCTTCACCTATTGCTGACACTTACAGTATCTGGACCGGAGGAATTGCAGGTGCAGTAGCTCTAGTTTTTACATACTTTGGTATGAAACAACTATCACTAAAAATACCAACAGGCATGTTCTTTAAGATCAGTTCTGTGCTGTTAGCAACATTGGCTGTGTATTTTGCATACAATGGAATACACGAACTAGTAGAAGTGTTAGGAGGATAACATGATTTTAACAGAACCAACCCCAAACCCTAATGCAGTAAAATTCTTGCCTGGCAGAACTGTGTTAGGAACCAAACCATCCAAGTTCTATCAAAAAGAGAACGAAGCACCAGATGAAGCACCATTGGTAGAACAACTGTTTGCAATTGAAGGAGTCAAAGATGTATTTTTTGGATCTGATTTTATCACAGTTGGTAAAACTGACGATTACAGTTGGGAAGTTGTCAAATCAAATGTGTTAAACACAATTGACGATTATAACAACACAGGTGATGCTTTTGTTTTAGATAAACCGGAACCAGCATGTGAATCAATCAACAGCGATGTTGGTGTTGATAAAGTCACAAAAAAAATTGTTGAACTTTTAGATACCAGAGTACGACCAGCAGTGGCAATGGATGGCGGAGATATTCTTTTTCACAGTTTTGAAGATGGTGTAGTATATCTAGAAATGTATGGTGCATGTTCGGGATGTCCAAGTTCAACTATGACATTAAAAATGGGCATTGAAAACATGCTAAGACACTACATACCAGAAGTTCAAAGAGTGGAGCCAATATGATTGAGCAAGCCAAAGAAAAAATTATAGAAAATCTTAGACAGGTGCATGATCCAGAAATTTCAATCAATGTTTATGATTTAGGATTAATCTATGATATTGATATGAGTGATTTTCCAAAAGTAACAATTACTCATACTCTAACATCAGTATTCTGTCCGGCGGCAGATCAAATTATTGATGATATCAAGTATGCTGTTGAATCTGTTGATGGGGTTCAAGAGTGTATGATCATTACTACATTTGATCCTCCTTTTGGTCCAGAAATGATGAGTGAAGAAGCAAGATTAGTATTGAATATGTAAAAACAAATTGACAAAAGAAAAAAGGAGTGTATAATAACAGTATGAGTAATTTAATTCCAATAGTCGTAGATCAAACATCAAGAGGCGAACGAAGTTATGACATATATTCGCGACTGCTAAAAGAAAGAATTGTATTTGTTAATGGCCCTATTGATGATTCGGTAGCAAGTGTGGTTTGTGCTCAGTTGCTGTTTTTAGAATCTCAAGATCAAAACAAAGATATTTTTATGTACATCAACTCTCCAGGTGGAGTAGTAAGTTCTGGATTAGCAATGTATGATACAATGCAATATATCAAACCAGATGTTTCAACAGTGTGTATAGGTCAAGCCGCCAGTGCAGGTTCTTTACTACTGATGGCCGGCGCCGCTGGTAAACGAATTAGTTTACCTCATTCAAAAATAATGATACATCAACCATCTGGTGGATATCAAGGTCAAGCAACTGACATAGAAATTCATGCACAAGAGATTTTAAAAACTAAAAGAACTCTTAATGGGCTTTATGCCAAACACACAGGCACACCATTAAATCAAATTGAGCAGGCAATGGAACGTGATACTTTTATGACTCCAGAAGAAGCAAAGAAATTTGGCTTAATTGACAAAATAGAATCAGCTAGAAGTTAGTGTGTAGACATGGCGCTAGACATCTTTTACCTTTCAAACAGCAATGATAAAAATTCAACTAGTTGGTTAAAACTAATTGAAAGATTTCCTTATGCTCGTTTTGTAAAACGTAAAGATAGTATTGTTGACACATACAAAGAATGTGCTGATAAATCTTACACAACACATTTTTACGTTATTCCTGAAAGTTTAGAAGTGGTTGACAGTTTTGATTTTTCGTACACACCTGATGAATGGAGTAAAACCAGTGTACATGTTTGGAAACAAAAAAACAGCAGTGGCAAAGAAACTGGGCACGGTGGCGTATTTTTATTTTCAAAAACTCAATTATTATCAAATAAAATACCAAAATCTGAAATAGAAAGCAACTATTTTACCGATTGTAAGTTTTTAGATATTGTGGCAACAATTACGCCTAAACACAAAGTATATAGATTTAGTACAGGCATGTACAAAAATAACCATGATCAAAACACTTTGATAGACAGCACATATCAGCAACTGCTAGAAACAGCATCACAAGATAAAGAATCAAACACAGATTTCTTTTGGGTTGTTGATGAAGATGTAGAAGTCAAAGAAGACTTCAAATTTGATTTTCATCCGCATTTTTTTAACAGCAATCACGTGCATGTGTTTCAGAAAGAAAACAAAGAAACTGGTTTAGTTTATGAAAATGGTGGGGTTAAACTAATACCAAAAAGAAAATTTCTTTCTGAATCAATATCAAATGATGATTATCACAAACTGAGATTTAAACCTTTAAAATATGTAAACACTGCGGCATCACAGGAAGTTCCTTATGACATTGTGATGTTGTCTTATCATGAACCCAATGCAGACAAACATTTTGAAGAACTCAAGCAACAATTACCACATAGAAATATTTACAGAGTTGATGGTGTAAAAGGTATCTTTAATGCACACAAAAAAGCATCTGAATTAGTTGACACTAAAATGTTTTATGTGATTGATGCAGATGCAAAACTGGTTCCTGGTTTTAATTTTGATTATCTCCCAGGTTTGTTTGACACAGACAAAATACATGTGTGGCGTAGCAAAAATCCAATCAATGAATTGATATATGGTTATGGCGGAATAAAACTTTTTCCCACACAGCCACTAAGAGATGCAAATTCATGGAATATTGATTTTACTACCAGCGTTGGCGGAGCAAATAAATTTAAACCAATGCCACAGGTCAGTAATGTTACTGCGTTTGACACAGATCCTTTTAGCACATGGAAAAGTGCTTTTAGAGAATGTACTAAATTGTCATCAAAAGTGATTGATAAACAAAAGAATGCAGAAACAGAACAGCGACTAAACATTTGGTGTACAGTGGGTGCTGATAAAGAATTTGGTGAATACGCAATTAGTGGTGCTATTCACGGCAGAAAATACGGTGAACAAAATAAAGATAATATGGAGGAGTTAAACAAGATAAATGACTTTGAATGGCTCAAACAACAATTCAACAGAGTCCAAATCTAATTTAGAAACACACGAGTTACTAGATAGATTTGAGCTTTTATATGATAGTGTAGATGAATTAAAAGATCTAAGACGTGCAGTTATAGATCAAGATTTATCTAGTGTGTTTCGTTTAATTGGTACAAACACTAAATCAAGAAAGATGTTTAACGAATTGCGTAAAGCAGTTTTAGAAAAAAACATACATTCAATATTTAGAGTAGTACAAGAACTTGATAACAGTGAAAGTATTGATTTGATACGTAACACAGTTATCAACAAAGGTGATGACATTGAAGTATTAAGAAAAACTTTATCATTGTTTGTTAAAAGTGAAACACTAGATACACTAGTAAAAACTTTAAGAACATTTCCTGAAAGCACAATCAAAGATGCTTTTGCTAGAGGTCAGTTGCTCAGTAAAAAGTGGTTGGTAACAGAAATTGAAAAAATTAGTATGAACTTAGGAACTGTATTTCTGTGTGCAGGATGGTATGGCACATTAGCAACTATGTTATTTGAATCAGAAAAAATACATTTAGATAAAATAAGAAGTTTTGATATTGACGAGAGTTGCTGGCGTATTGCTGAGTCAATGAATAAGCCATGGGTAATGACAGACTGGAGGTTCAAAGCAAGTACACAAGATATTCATAATATTAACTTTGCCGGACACAAATATATAACTTTGAGATCAAATGGTACAGAAAGAGAACTTTTTGATGAACCAAACACTATTATTAACACAAGTTGTGAACATATAGAAAATTGGGATAAGTGGTGGGCAGGTATTCCAAAAGGCAAATTGTGTATTCTACAGTCAAATGATTATAAAGAATTACCAGAACATATCAATTGTGTTGACAATGTAGATCATTTTAAAACAATTGCTCCTATGACAACTTATCTTTATGCTGGAAATTTAGACTTAGAAAAATACACAAGATACATGTTGATTGGGATTAAATAAAAATAAAAGATGTACAATTATAAAGATATCAGAACAATTCATTTAGAAATCACGCAAAAATGTCAAGCGGCTTGTCCTATGTGCGATAGAAATCAGAACGGCGGAGCCTTAAATCCTCATATTAATCTTGATGAATTGACATTAGATGATTGTAAAAAGATATTTGTACCAGAGTTTATTAAACAACTAAAAAAGATGTACATGTGTGGTAATTTAGGCGATCCAATTGTGGCAGATGATACACTAGAGGTTTTTGAGTATTTTAGATATCACAATCCAGATATGATGTTGAGTATGAATACCAACGCAGGTGCAAGAGATAACCAGTGGTGGAGTCAATTGGCAAAAACATTTGGTGCAAACGGTTATGTGATTTTTAGTGTTGATGGATTAGAAGAAACAAATCATTTGTATAGACAAAATGTACAATGGTCAAAAGTAGAGTCAGCAATGAATAGTTTTGTTTCAGCCGGCGGAAGAGCCCGTTGGGATTATTTGATATTTGAACACAATCAGCATCAAGTTGAACAAGCAAAAGCATTAAGCGAACAAATAGGTTTTGAAAGTTTTACTTCTAAAAAAACTGGCAGATTTATTACTGCATCGTCGGAAAAGAAAGACTATCATCAAGCAGTCAATCGTAAAGGTGAAAAAACTACAGAATTAAAAAAGCCAGATCAAAAATATCAAAACAAAGAACTATCAAAATACGATCAATTGGTAGAAAAATATGGGTCTATGGATGCTTATTATGATGTAGTGCCAATCAATTGCAAAGTTGCCAAAGAAAAAAGTCTGTTTATCACAGCAGAAGGTCTAGCACTACCATGTTGTTGGACAGCCGGTAGAATGTACAAGTGGTGGCATAAAGATCCCAAAGTAGAACAGATATGGAATTATATTGATGCTGTTGGCGGAAAAGAAATGCTTGATGCAAAACAAGGTCTACAACAAGTGTTTGAAACTGGTATATTTGATGATATTGCTAACAGCTGGAACATTTCTGGTTGTAATAATGGAAAATTAAAAGTATGCTCAATGAAGTGTGGAGTAGAATTTGATCCTTTTGCATCGCAATTTAAGTAAGGTAAGTATAGTAAATGAATAATAAAAAACTACCATCAAAAACTTTTTGTGCATTACCGTGGATGCATCTTTCAACAAGACCAGATGGCAACATGAGAGTGTGTTGCACTGCAAACGCAAGTAGTGTTGGACCAACCAACGATAAAGAACATGGCGGACAAGTAGGTGTACTAAAAAGAGAAGATGGTGTACCGGCTAACCTAAACAATTCAGATCTGATGAGTTCGTGGAACAACGACTACATGAAAAATGTTCGTAAGCAGATGCTCAATGGAGAAAAACCACCTAGTTGTTTAAAATGTTACAAAGAAGAAGAAGCTGGACACAATTCAAAAAGAATGTGGGAAACTGATTATTGGTTAAACAGATATTCAATTGAAGATATTATTGGTGAAACAGCAGAAGATGGATCAATTCCACCTAAAATAAGATATTTAGATTTACGTATGGGATCAAAATGTAATCTTGCTTGTGTGATGTGTTCACCTCATGATTCATCTTTATGGGTTAAAGATTGGAATGCAGTTTACCCAACAATTGAAAATGAATCGTTAAAGCAAACAATGGGATGGGATAACAAAGGTAAAGTACACGGTGCTGGATATAACTGGCATAAGAATAATCCTGTGTTTTGGGAACAGTTGTACGAACAAATTCCTCACATGTATCAATTGTATTTTGCAGGTGGTGAATCAACAATTATTGAAGAACACTATACACTGCTAGAAGAAGTAGTTAAACGTGGATATGCACCCAAGATTGAATTGCGTTATAACTCTAATGCTGTAGAAATGCCACAACGTTTGTTTGATCTATGGAGTCATTTTAAAAGAGTAAGATTTCATTACAGTGTAGATTCAATTGGTGAGATGAACGACTATATTCGTTATCCATCAAAATGGGATCATACAGTTAAACAGTTTCATTTGTTAGACAACACAGAAGACAAAGTTGAAGTTACTGTAGCATGTGCTGTGCAGGCACTTAATATTCATTATATTCCTGATTTTATCAAATGGAAAACTGAACAAAATTTTAAAAAGATTAATGTTTGGCCTTTTGGTGCCGGCATGATCAACTATCATTTTGTGTATTGGCCTGGTCAATTAAATGTCAAATCATTACCACAATGGTTTAAAAATAAAACAAAACAAAAGTATGAAGAATTTTACCCTTGGTTAGAGCAAAATTGGGATAGGTTTACTGGTGTCAAACAGCACGGTGTCACAAAAGAACAATTTATGCAGGCCAGTTATGGCGTTAAAAGATTACAAGGCATGATCAAATTTATGATGAGTGAAGATTGGTCTGTGCGTATGCCTGAGTTTAGAGAATATCTTACTAAGTTAGATCAACATCGTGGTACAGATTTCTGCAAAACATTTCCTGAAATGGCAGGGTTAATGGATGAAACATTAGATAATAGTGTTCCAATTCAGGTTGGCGAAGCAGTTTCGAAACAACAAGAAAAGGAACTTGAAGATGGCGGAACAATCTAAAACATTTTGCCCTTTACCGTTTATACATTCGCATGCCGCAGTATCAGGCAAGTTTAAACCTTGCTGTAATTCTTTGTCAGGATCTTGGGAAAATACCACACGTGATATGTCGTATCAGGAATGGTTTGACAGTGAAATTATGACTCAGTTAAGATCAGATCTGCTGTCCGGTGTACAAAATAAATTGTGTGATGTTTGTTGGAAAGACGAAAAAGTATCAGGTTCGAGTATTAGGCAACGATATATTGAAAAATTTAGTAATATTGTTGATATAAAAAATCCTAAAATTAAATATCTTGACTTAAAATTAAGTAATGAATGCAATTTAAAATGTAGAATGTGTTCTTATATCAGTTCTCATTTGATTGGTAATGATATGCAACAACTAGAGAACAGTAATAGTTACATGCCTAAGCATTGGTTAAGAAGTCCAACTGCTGAAAAAAATATGGATCAAAATTCAATACAGCAAGTGTCTGAAAACGAGTACAATGAGATTTTAAGTCTTCTTCCGCAAATTAAACAGTTAAAAGTAACCGGTGGAGAACCAACAATATCAAAAAAGTTTATTGATATACTTGATGAATGTAATAATAAGAATTACTCTCAAAATATCAATTTGTCAATTACTACTAATGCTACTAAATTTACCAGTGAATTTTTATCTAAATTAGATAGTTTTGCATCGGTGCATTTGAATATTAGTTGTGATGGATACAACAGCACATATAATTACATAAGATATCCTTTTAATTGGGATAAATTTCAAGAAAGAATACAAAATTTAAAAGACTACAGCAAAAACAATAGCATTTCATTTGGTATGTCAGTGGTACCTTTGGCTATTAATGTTGAAAATTTACCAGCATTACAAAAATGGTCAAAGAGTTTTATAGAAACAACAAAAAACACATGGCCACCGTTTATGAATACCTTTGTAAAACCTGATGATTCGTTTTTATCATTAGAAAATGTACCAACACATATACTACAATATGCATATGATAATTTAATTAAAGTCTCTGAAAACAGTGTATTGATCAAAAGAATAAAGAATTTGATTAATAATCCAGTTGTAATTGACAAAGAAAAAGAAATTGATATAGTGAAATCAATTCAGTCAGTTGATCAAATAAGATCACAGCATTACGCAGATTATTTAGAGCCAATGACAGCAGAATGGTTGGAAGGATTGTTTAAAAAACATGCTTGATAAAGATTTATTTCAAACAAGGCATAACGCCATATATGATCCTGAGTTTCAAACTCATCTTGCTGAAGCACCATGGAATGAATGGCTGAGTACGCCGGGTTATTTTGAAGTGCGTGATGAGTATTTGGAAAAGATTCATGCTTGGATTTATAGCACTAAAAGAAACTCTGTAAAAGGATTAGAAAGATTTAAACACAGAGACATGATCAATGGTACCACGCAGGCGTTTGATGAAGCATATTATAGATACTCAACAAAAAGGCTAAGATTATTTCGAGGCGAATATGCTTATCATAAACGTGTGGTAAAAAACTTTGAATTTTTAGATGATGAAAATGGAAATTACATTCCGGTTGAGGAAAACGATTGGGTAATTACAAGTTATCCTTTCTGCGGTAATGGTACAATGCCTCCTCATTTTGATCAATTGCAAGATGATTGTTTAAAAAACAATGTACCTATACTGCTCGACTGTGCTTGGTTTGGCACTTGTAGAGATATCTTTTTAGATGTAAATCATCCGGCAATTACAGAAGTTTGTTTTAGTTTAACCAAAGGCATAGGATTGGGAAATATTCGATCAGGTATTCGTTACAGTAACTACGATGATGATTTACCTATCAGACAACAAAACAAATACAATCATTTACCATTAGGAGCCGCTCAAGTTGGTATTTGGCAAATGGAAAAGTTTAGCCCAGATTTTATACCAGACAAATACGAAAAAATATATCATCATGTTTGTGTTGTAAATGATCTAAAACAAACCAATTGTATGATGATAGCAATGTTAAACAAAGACCATGTGGATTATAACCATTATCTAATTGATCAAATTTATAGCAAAGTGGGTATTCGCGAAGCAGTTAAACAAGTAAGACAAACTACAGGTTTGAATCCTGTTTTTTGTAGAGCACCATTTACAAGTATATACTACAGAGAAAAGCCAAATACTGTAGCATTTTGTTGTGCTCAGACTGGTAGACATACTTTAGACAAAAGCGAAACAATTAACGATTGGTGGACTTCTCAATCATCACAAGATTTTAGAAAAAAATTTATTGATGGTAAATGGCCTTTGGAATGTTCTGAGTGTAAGTGGCAAGAAGAAGTTGCCAACGTTGATAGTGATAGGAGAGGGTTTGACGCTGTTCCGTTAACTGGAGTAAATTTACAAAATGGTAATAAGCTAGGGTTTCCTCAATATGTTGACTATAGACCGGACAATTTATGTAACTTGATGTGTACCATGTGTAGTCCAACAAATAGTTCATTGATTGAAAAAATGTATAATGAGTTACCTGAAATTTTTGGTAAAAGAAATATTAATACTGATGAAAATTTAGATTTTTTCAATGCTCAATTAATCAATGAGCATACAGTAAAAATTAAAATACTTGGTGGAGAACCAACTATTAATAAAAAAGTACATGATGTTTTTAACTACTGTGTAGAAAAAGATTATGCACAGAATATCAAATTAAGTATGACAACAAATTTTACTAATTTAAACAGTACATATGCAATGATAGATAAATTTAAAAAAGTTCATATTAACGCAAGTCTTGACGGCGCCGGTAGTACTTACGAATATATTCGGCGTCCGGCTAAATGGTATCAAATTAAAAAAAATATTCAAGATTTTATTAATTGTTATGGAAGTAATTTTAGATATGATATGGGAGTAAATCTAGTCTTCCAACCTCTCAATGCATTTACTGTTGACGAATGGTTATATGAACTTCTTGAATTACATTATCTTTATAACAAAGATAAAAAACACAATGAATTTACTTCTGAAATTTGTATTTTATTAATTAATTCTCCACAAGGATTTACATTTGGTATTCTGCCTGACAAGTATAAACAGCAATTAAGAGAGTTATATCAAAGAATGATTTCTGAAATAAAAGACAATGATCCTCTTGCTAAACAGAAGAAACATTTTTTAAATTTGTTTATAAAACATATAGATTACATTTCATTTAGTTACAAAGAACTTGAGCAGTTTAAACGTAAAACTATAGCTATGGACAAGTACAAAAAAACAGACGTCACAAAACTTCACCCAGTTTTTAAAGAATTGTTAGAATATGAAGAATAAATTTTGTATATTACCTTTTATACATCTTAGCACAAGAACAAATGGTGCCATGCAGTTGTGTTGTCATGCCAACAGCGGCAGTGCAGAAGATTATAGAAGCATAGGACACAACAGAAAAGACACAGGAGAATTTGTGTATGTTGATCAAGACAGACCATCTGATTACTGGAATACAGAATATTACAAATCAATTCGTAAAAAATTTATGCAAGGTCAAGCACCTGTTGAATGCAGAGCTTGTTTTCAAGAAGAAGCCGCAGGCTATAGATCTAAACGACAATGGGAAAATGAAGAATGGGAAGAAAAATTATCATTTGAAGAAGTACTTGCAAGAGTAGAACCAGATGGCACAGCACCATTTGATATCAAATATGTTGATATGAAACTTGGCAACAAATGTGATTTGGCTTGTTTGATGTGTAACCCGGGTGATAGTTCAAAGTGGATTCCAGATTACAACAAACTTATGGAAACAGATTTAAATCAAGAAACTAAAAATGCTCTCTATTGGAGAAAAGGTGAAGGCAAACTAAACTGGTACAAAGCAGACAGTGTATTTTGGAAAGACATAGAAGCCAAATTGAACAGTATAGAAAATTTTTATATCATTGGCGGCGAGCCCACAATCAATTCTGAGTTTAAATCTTTTCTTGATATGTGTGTCGAATCCGGCTATAGCGACCGTATAAACCTTCGTTTTAATACTAACGCTCTAACAGTGTCAGATGAACTTAAAACCTTGTACAGCCGCTTTAAAACAGCTTTAATCCACCTTTCTATAGACGGTATAGGTGCTTATCATGACTTGATCAGATATCCAAGTACTTGGAGTGATATGTTGGTTAAATTGAAATATTGGGATAATTCTCCCAGCAACGTCAAACTCACAGTTGACACCACTGTGAGCATTTTAAATGTGATGCACATTGATGAATTAATCAAATGGAAGGTTTCTCAACGGTACAAAAAAATCAACAGATACCCAACAAACCAAGGTCTAATAGGAATGCATTTTTTACACAGTCCAGATATACTAAATGTCACAGTGTTACCAAAACATCTCAAAACACAGGTTGAAGAAAAAATCAACAATTTAAAACTTTGGATACAGCAAACAGATACAGAAGGTAAAGATGTTGTGCAGAAATACAAAAAGTTAGATGCTCTTGTTAATTTTATGAACAGTCAAGACAACAGCCATATATGGCCACGTACCATTGAATATTTGGATAAAATGGATAATATTAGACAAACAGATTGGAAGAGTGTATTATTAGAGTATGCCTGACATAAAAGACACATATCTTTATAAGCCAGTTGATTTGTATCAAGATCATATAAGCAAAACAAATCCATCTTGGTGCCCGTTGCCGTTTGCTCAAATGGCTGTGCATAATTCTGGAGAATTCAGAAGTTGTATTCAAGCAAGAACCTGTAAAAAAACCAAAGGCATTCTCACAGACGAATCTGGAAATACTATGAGAGCAGAAACACACAGTTTTGATCAAGTAAGGAATGCACCGTTGTTAAAACAGGTTCGTAAATCCATGATGTCTGGTGAACGTCATAGCATGTGTGTTAGATGCAACAATGAAGATGATGCAGGTATGAATTCACGTAGAAGAAATGCTGTTAGAGAGTACTATGAAAAATATGGTTACGATTATTGGAAATCACAAAGTACCACAATGCCTGACGGAACGTTAGTTATTGACAAAGCACCGGTTTATGAATATGATATCAGACTGGGGAATTTATGTAATTTAAAATGTCGTATGTGTCATCCAAGTGAAAGCACACAGTGGTACGATGAATGGTTTGACACAATGTTCAAAGGTTTCAAAACTGATTTTACTGCGGTTGAAATGAAAAAAGAAAATGGCAAAGTTAAATTGCAAGATGACATATACACATGGTATGAGCAGTCAAACTTTTTTGACAATGTTGATCGTGACTGCAAACATTTGAAAAAGATTTATTTCAGTGGCGGAGAACCTACGCTGGTAGAAAACATGTACGACATGTTACAGAAGTTTATCGAGTCAGGTCAAGCCAAAAACATGGAATTAGAATACAACATAAATCTAACCAATATACCCAGACGTGCTATTGATCTCTGGCACAACTTTAAAAGTGTACAATTAGGTTGTAGTATAGATGGAGTTGGCAAATACAACGATTACATTAGATATCCAAGCAAGTGGTCAAAAATCAATGAAAATATTGCATGGCTAGACAAAAACACAGGACCTAATATTAACATGTTTAATACTTTTACTTGGCAGATACTGAATGCCACACAGGTTTTTGATTTGGTAAAATGGCAGATTGAAAACAACTGGACTAAGTTTAATAGATGTGGACAGAGTGTGTTTTTCAGTATGCATTTTTTACATTCTCCAAATTATTATAATGTGAAAGCATTGCCAAGAGAATTAAAAGAACATGTGCAGACAAAATTTGAAGAGTTTGACAGCAGTTTTTTTAGACCATGGATCAACAGTTTGCCTGACAACTTTGCAATGAAAAATCAGTCTTATAAATTTAGTCAAGCAGATTGGAATCATGCACAACCATGGGACAACAACAAAAATGAATTGTATATACAATTCAAAAGAAAAATGGATTCAATGTTGAAGTTCATGTGGAGTGAAGATCTTAGTGATCTTTTTCCAGAGTTTGTTAAAATGACCAGAACACAAGATAGATACAGAAACCAAAATTTTGATGATTTGTATCCAGAGATAAGTACGTATATAAAGAAAGAAGGATTATAATGACACAGCCATTGTGGAAAGACGATTTTGGTAGAACAGTTTTTCAATATGAAAGAGTTGACAGATTAGAATTAGAGTTTAACAACACTTGCTTTTTGTATTGTGGCGGCTGTGGTAGAACGTTTAATGAAAAAATTGAAAAAGCCGGCAAAAGAATTATACAACTTGAAGACATTAAAAGATTTTTCCCACCGGAATTTTGCAAACAGTTGCATTGGTTTTTGAGTTGTGGTAACTATGGTGAACCTGCCGCACATCCAGACTGTTTAGACATTCTAAGATGGTTTAGAGACAACGGCACAAAAAATGTGTCTATTGGTTCTAATGGTAGTTCAAGAGATCCGGAGTTTTGGGCCGAAGCCGCAAGAATTATCAATGGTCCCGGAGGCTCACGTGGCAATATACAAAACTATCATGGTGGTAGAGTCACATTCAGTATTGATGGTTTAGAAGATACAAATCACTTGTATCGTATTGGCGCCAAGTGGGATAGATTGATGGCAAACGTTGAAGCATTTATTAATGCTGGCGGTAGAGCTAGATGGCAGTTTATTGTGATGAATCACAACGAACACCAACTACAAGAAGCCAAAGAGTTTGCTAAAAAAATGGGATTTAGCGAATTTATTGAAAAGTTGAGTTTTAGATTTTTACCGGTGAGAATGAGCAAAAAACATGCTGAAACATTGGCCGAAAATGCTGAATGGCAAATGCTTAAAGAAAAAGACGAAAGAGATAGACAGCGATTAATTGAATCAGAAAAAGCCGGAAAAATTGATACGTCATTGGGTAGACTGATACAGAATGACACAATATTACAAGGCAGTCACAGTAGACGAGAAAAAGTAGGCGGCCTAGAAGAATCGCCTATCACTGTGAGTCACAATCCGGCTATGCGACATCCAGACAGAGAAAAACTCACACAGCAAAGACTAGATAGAGGAAATCCTGAAAAAGATCCTTACATGAAAAAACACAAAATTATTTGTCAAAACAGAACAGAACCAAGAATTTATGTGAGCTTTGATGGCAAAGTTTGGCCTTGTAACTGGTTAGGTGGTATTGAATACTATGAAGACAGTCGTAAAAATCACTGGCCAATTCCTAGCATGGTGCATCACAATGTGCCTATGGACTTTAATAGTTTGTATGCTCAAGACCCAAATGATCCTAATCCGGTTAAAACTATTTTAGAGAGTCCTTGGTATGATCATTTACTGGAAGAAGATTGGTCAAGAGAAGATGATCCAAATGGTGATTTACAACCTGCAAAGTGTAAGCAGATGTGTCACACAGAATTAGGCACTGGCATATTTGAAAAAATGCGTAGAAACGAACAAAATCTTGTGACTGGTGAATACAGTGATGTAAACAAGATTCATGGATTAACACCACCACAAGGAGGTTCTGGTTGGGGACCTGGATCAGCAATGGAAGTTGATCCTAGCAAACATATAAAAATTGAAGATGTTGCAGGTGTCGAAAAAGATTCTGTGCATGAAAACTACGATTCAAAAGTAGTTGACGAAGATGATATTAGAAAGTACAAATACTACAAAGAAGTAGAACCAGGCAAGTTTGTTGTCAGCCAAACTGACGAAATGAAAAGAGATGATAAAAAATAGACATGTATATCCTAAATGTCTAGCAAAACAACAACCAAAAGGAGTATATATCACACATGATGGATATGTAAGACCTTGTTGTTTTTTACATAGACACAACAAGATTGAAAAAGAACTTCCATGGTTGATAGATCAAAACACTAATATTAATCATACAAAATCTTTATCAACAATATTTGATAAAACAGAGTATCAGCAGTTTTTTAAAAACTTATTAGAAAACAAAAATGTTCCTGAAAAGTGTTATGAAATATGTGGGTCACGTGAATCATCTGATTATGACACAAGAAAAGAAAAGTATCTAAACAACAGTGATTCTATATACAATCAAACTAGAGAAGTTGAATATCATAACACTTATGTAGTACCAACTAACATACAATTAGATGTTACACATCGATGTAGTCTTTTATGTCCACGTTGTGCTAGAGTAACTACAATTATTGATGGAGAACCAGCATACAAGACAATGACAAAACTTGATGTAACATTGGAAACAATAAAAACCATGACAGAAGAACATCATTTTAACTTTTTTGATTTTACTGGATCTTTTGGTGATTGTATATATCATCCTGAGTTTTTAGAAATTATCAAACTATTAAAAAGCAAAGAAATAGAAGTTAAATTTCATACCAACGGTTCAAGAAAAAGCAAAGCATGGTGGAAAGAATTATACAGTGTGATGGATCCCGAATATGATAGAATTGTGTTTGGAGTCGACGGCTTAAAAGACACAGCACACATTTACAGAGTCAACATAGATTTTGACAGTGTAGTTGAAGCAATGCAACTTGGAGTAGAATACGGATTTAAAAAAAATCAATGGATGTACATAGTTTTTAAACACAACGAACATCAAATAGAACAAGCCAAACAGTTTGCAAAACAGATAGGAATAGATTTTTTAATAATGAAAAGCCACCGATGGGATGGTCCAAACGATCCATTAATGCCTTCTGCAAAATGGTTACCAGAAAGTGTTATACAGGAGTATAATTTGTAATGCTAAAAACATCAGACTTAAAAGAAATTATGATTGAGATTACAAGTAATTGTAATGCCATGTGTCTTGACTGTGGTAGAAATCTTGACGGAGTTAAGTTAAATCCACATTTAACTTTTGGTCCTGCTGGTAATATGAAGTTTGAAACTTTTAAAAGTGTGTTTAACAAACAAACACTGCCAAATTTTGATAAAACACATTTTGATGGCAACTTTGGCGACAGCATGATACATCCTGACAGTTTAGAATTTGTAAAGTATCTAGCCAAAGAGTTTCCAGGATCACGTATAGAAATTAATACAAATGGTGGTTATCATGATCCAGATTATTGGTATGAAATGGGTCAAGTAACATCGCAAAATTTTAGAAACGAAGAACAGGTGTTGTTTGGTATAGATGGTATTGACAATGAAACACATGACAAGTACAGAAGAAATGTGGTCTATGATCGTATCATTGAAAATGCCACTGCCTTTATCAAAGGTGGAGGTCGTGCTGTGTGGAAGTACTTGGAATTTGATCATAATGCACATCAAGTAGAAGATGCTAGACAGTTGGCACAGCAGATGGGGTTTGTTGATTTCTTTGTCAAAAAGACTAGATGGAGAGAAAAAGCAATTAGAAAAGTCACTGGTGAAGAACAATTTATTTCAGGTAATGCAAATAAAAAGCACAAGCAGACACAGATATCAACTATACCTGAAAAAGATCAAGACTATGTTAAAAAGATTGAAACCAACATCAAAAAGTTCAAAGACTTTACTAATGAATGTGTAATAGAATGTCCATGGTTAAAAAGACAGCGAGTGCAGATTGAATATGATGGCAGAGTATGGCAGTGTTGTCATTTGAGTGGCAAGTATGGTAGTGGCACAGGATTTGCTATGCGAGATTATCAATACTATGTTGATAAACATGGTACAGAGTGGAATAACATCAATAACAAATCTTTACAAGACATATTTGATCATCCGTATTGGAATGATTTGCATGACAGTTTTAACAACAAAACAACAGATACTACAAACCCAAGAATTCGTAGATGTGCTGAAAAGTGTGGACAAGGATTAGAGTAATGAAAGATAAGATATTTTGTCCTGCACCTTTTTTACATCAGTATGTTAATGTAAACAATCATGGTCACAAACTGTGTTGTATGAGTAAAGAAATAAAAAAGATGGATTCAACACTCACAGTACAACAAAACATGGAAAACTTTTGGGTCAGTAATGAATTAAAACAGATAAGACAAGACTTTGTTGACAACAAATGGCCTAGTGCGTGTGAATGGTATTGTGGCAAGTACGAAAAACAAGGTGTGTACGAAGAAAGTTATAGACACAATTTTATAGACAGATACAAAGATATAGATATTGAACAATATAATCTAAATGTAGAAACCGGCAACAAGACACACAAACCGATTGACTTGGATTTTCGTCCAGGTAACACTTGCAATTTAAAATGCAGAAGTTGTACAGGTATATGGAGCAACACAATTCAAAAAGAAGTAGTAGCCAATCCAGAACTACAAGGAACATACTATGACACAGGAAGAAATTATTCTCAGTTGGATACCAGTACAATAGATTTATCAAACATACAGTCATTAAAAATGAGTGGAGGTGAAACACTGGTTGATCCTAATGTTTATACATTTTTAAACAAAGCAGTAAAAGATGGTTATGCAGAAAACATAGAACTACATCTACTAACAAATGGAACTTATATGCCAAAAAGAATTATCAGTGTGTTGGAACAGTTTAAGTCGTTGGTGATAAATGTCAGTATTGATGCAGTTGGATCACTGGAAGAATATTTGCGAACAGGCACAGTATGGCAAGAACAAAAGCAGGTGTTTGAAACTGTGTTGTCATTGCCAAATCTAAAGAAATGCGGAATTAATTCAGTGATACAGATCACAGGCATATTTGGTCTACAGGATTTGATTGATTTTGCTTACGATTCCAAGTATACTAGCAATAAGAAATACAGAGGTGTAAGTTTTTTACCTATTGTGGATCCAGAGTTTTTATCAATAGGATTAATGACAGACACACACAAACAAAAGATTATGAGAACAGTGGAACACAATATAGATAATGTAGATTTTGACAAGTTTGAATCTCAAATCAAACCAGTAGTCAGTGAAGTGCATCGAGTGTTTGACAATAAATCTGAGTTGTTACATCAAGGTCAGCAACACATAAATCGTTTAGATAAGATTAGAAATACTAGTATTGTAGAATTACAGCCGGAGTTAGCAGAATACTATGAGTAATACATTTTGTCCTATACCCTGGATATTTCAAGCAGTGCGTAACAACGGTGACATACGAATCTGTTGTCAAGCCAATGTGACTAAAAACAGAGGTGTGGTACGAAAAGCAGATGGCAGTTCTTACAATGCTGGCAAAGACGATATGACAGAAGCCAGAACAGCAGACTTTATGAACATAGTTCGTAAAAACATGCTAGAAGGTCGATGGAGTGATGAATGTGGTAGATGTCGTACTGAAGAAGAATCTGGTTTACGCAGTAGACGTCAGTATGAACAGCATTGGGATTTTAAATTTGAAGATGCTGTCAGAGTAACAAACAGCGATGGTTCGATTGACCCTACTGATGTGCCTTTGGTTTATTATGATTTAAGATTTGGTAATCTGTGTAATTTAAAATGCAGAATGTGTGGACCAACAGACAGTCACAGTTGGTATGAAGATTGGTTACAAGTGTATGGTGGTGACGGTTTTGATGATACACACGGATATGTAAAATTACAAAAAAACAACAAAGGAAGATTGTATACAAATGACTATGATTGGCATACTAGTGAAAACTTTTGGAATCATATAGAATCTAATATACCAAACATGCAACATGTTTATATGGCTGGTGGAGAACCACTAATGATAGAACGTCATTATGATTTTTTACAGAAATGTATTGATCTAGGTCAAGCAGAAAAAATGAGCATTGAGTACAATACCAACATGACAAATCTCCAACCCAGAGTTTTAGAATTGTGGAAAAATTTTAAAACAGTTAACGTTGGCGCCAGTGTTGATGGATTTGGCAGTGTTGTAGAATATCAGCGTTACCCTGCTAAGTGGTCAGCAATTGAAAAAAATTTACAAACAGTTGACCAGCTAGGTGACAATGTCAATGCTTGGTTGGCTTGTACTGTTACAACTTTAAATGTTTTTCATTTACCCAAGTTTATGAAATGGAAATTAACTGAAAGTAATTTTAAAAAAATCAATTCAGGTAAACGATTACCTATATTAACAATACACATGGCACATTCGCCAACAACTGCTTGTATTCAAACACTGCCTTTTGAAATGAAACAGTTGGTAAGAGAGCAATATGATAATTTTAAAGACTGGTTAATAAATGAAAAATTTCCGGAACACATTGAACAAGCTGGTATGAAAATCATCAATAACACAGTGAATTTTATGATGAAAGAAGATAAATCTCACAAATGGGATTGGTTCTGTGAATATACTAGGCAGTTAGATCAATTGAGATCACAAAGCATTTTAGATGTGGTACCAGAATACAAGCCATATTTTTCTTGATTTATTTTAAAAAGAATGTATAATCAAAATATGAGATTTATGTCTCCTTCGTCTAGCGGTTAGGACAACGCCCTTTCACGGCGTAAACACGGGTTCGATTCCCGTAGGAGATACCAAAAAAAGGAGTTTATGATTGGATTACGCAATATTAGTAGCACTACCACAAGAGTTGGAAAACATGGATAATGTATTTTACACAGGAGTTGGTAAAGTCAATGCAACCAGAGTTGCCACTGAAGTGATATGTAAACATCGACCAAAAATCATTATCAACTATGGTACTGCTGGATCGTTTAAAAAAGATTTATCTGGATTGGTAAAATGTACTAGTTTTGTTCAACACGACATGGATGCTACAGCACAAGGATTTGCTCCAGGTGAAACACCATTTGAATCCAATAGTGAAGTCATTGTTAATGAACACAACGACGGCTACAGGTGTGGATCCGGCGATCGTTTTGTAACTTCTGCTGTTGCAGTTGATTGCGATGTTGTTGAAATGGAAGCATATGGTATAGCAAAAGTGGCAAGACATTATAAGACACCTTTTTTGTGTTATAAGTTTATTAGTGATAATGCAGACGAAAGTGCCGCTGACGATTGGGTAGAAATGTGCAGTCAAGGTAGCAAACTGTTCAAAGAAAAATTAAAGGAGATTGCTAATGCCTATAACTAGTCAACAAGTCACAGAAGTCAAACACTGGAGCGATAAAACTTTTACATTTAAAACAACACGTGATCCAGGTTTTAGATTTAATAATGGAGAATTCACACTGCTAGGCATTGAGCATGAAGGTAAAAAAATTATGAGAGCTTACAGTATGGCATCTGCTAATCATGATGACTACTTGGAATGGCTGTCGATTAAAATTCAAGATGGTCCATTGACGTCAAAGTTACAACACATTAAGGAAGGAGATAATGTGTTGGTAAACAGCAAACCCACAGGAACTCTGGTTGTAGACTATCTAAAACCTGGTAGAAATTTATATTTGGTCAGTACCGGCACAGGGCTGGCTCCGTTTTTGGGTGTAATCAAAGGGTTAGATACCTATGAGAGATTTGATCAGGTGATACTGACTCACACTGTACAACGATCAGAAGAACTTGTTTACAGAGATTATCTGCAAGAGTTTAACAATACTCATGCAGAAATCACACAAGGTAAGTTCAAATATTTTAGCACTCTTACCAAAGAATGGTGGCCACACGAAGGTAGAATTACCAATTGGTTTTTTGAGCAACGCATAGAAAAATATTTAGAATTACCAAATTATAATTACACACAAGACCGTATGATGATTTGTGGTTCTCAAGGTTTAAACTCTGATCTAATGGATTGGTTAGAGTCAATGGGTGCCCAAGAAGGAAACACACAGACTCCGGGCGATTTTGTAGTAGAAAAGGCTTTTGTGCAACGATGAAAAAATTATTATTAACTGATATTGACGGAGTATTGCTAGACTGGTCAGGTCACTTTAACAAATATCTTGAAACTTATTATCCTGATCTTGGATTAATGGATCCAACTGAATTTGTTCAGAATTCTGATATTGCTAAAGTGATGCAGAAATTTAATCATTCTGCTTGGATTGGGTATCTAAAGCCACACAAAGATGCGGCTGAAGTATTGCTTGAATTCCAAAAGAAAGGATATGAAATTATCTGTTGTACTGCTATGGGTTATGATCAATATCAATATTCACTTAGAAAGCAGAATTTGGAAAATGTTTTTCCAGGATTAATCACAAGAATGGATGTGGTAGGTTTTGGTGAACCAAAAAACGAATGGTTATCTCAGTACAAAGATTCAGGTGCAATCTGGGTTGAAGACAAATGGACAAATGCAGTTGCCGGAGCAGATCAGAGGTTAAATACATTTTTAATGAAGCATGAATATAATGCTTACAAAGATGATGCTAGAATAACCAAAGTTGACAATTGGCAACAGATATTAGGACAAGTAACATAATGTATTTAGAAAAATCACTAGCAAGAAAAATTGCAAAGTTGAATATCAAGTACAGAACTGAGCATAGTCAAAACAAATGTACAATATGCAATAAAGAATTGTTACTAGAAAATCAAAAAGATTTTATATTTTATAGCTTGTTAAACTCAAATAATATTATAAAAGAATATTTACAATCAATTAATGTAGTAAGATACCAACTAAGCTATAAAGAATTAACATTTAACGTAGTTAGTTTTCATACTGACAATTCCTACATTGCTAATACTATTATCGATGGCCAAGGTATACAACTATTATGGCTTATCGAATATCATTATTTTTCAACGTTAACTAGCAAATCAAAAATGAAATCTTTTTTAAAGTTTATCAATGATCAGAATTACGATGAAATCTATCAAAACACAAATCTTGATATGAAATCTTTTTATGATAAATCTTTTGATTTTGAAAACAACACTGCTATTCATGGTATTGAATTTGACAACCTAGCAACTATTAAAAAGACAAATAAGGTCTTAGATGAAGTATTAGAATTTTTAAAGATAAAGTCTAACGATATTAGTATCAAGTACGAAAAGTTTGATCTAGTAAAAAATAATAAGAAAATAAATTATTTTCTAACGAACAATGACAATACTGAATTAGAAAAAAGTCTTAAAGATTTTGTCTCTGACCAACTAGATTTTTTCTACAATCCTGCTGGAACTGATATTGTGTGTAATTCTTGCATAGCACAGGATGAGTGGAAAAAAGTCAGAAAATATCACTAATACACACCAAAAACTCACTTGACAAAATCCAAAACAGTGTTATTATAACACTATAAGTTAGAAACAATGGAAGTAGCAATGAAAACCAACACAAATTGGAATATCTATGACGCAATATCTGTGGCCGTTGATGTGTTCAACACACAAGGCTACGTGAAAGCCTTTGACGTTTCTGATAAAAAACCCAACAAACAAGTGGTACTAGATCGTTTGAATCAGATAACAAATGGATTAAGATTGGTACCGGATTATCATGAAACTGTAGAACAGATTCTAGATCTCAAAAAAGAGCTGTTGTTGAAAAAAATGACAGGAACTATTACTTCATATGAACAACAGGTTTTAGCAGTTCTTGATTCTGATCAGGTAAACCAACGGTATGTTGGTATTGTGGCCAGTCTGCCAAGAGTGCATCAAAACTATTTGAAAAAACAACAGAGACAAAAAGAATATGCTTTTTATCAAGAAAACAGTCGTTTTGTTGGACAAGTTGGACAATCAATTGAGACTGATGTGACATTAATTAATGTTTACAACAATGATATGCATGATTTTTGTGTGTACACTTTTACTGATTCACAAAACAATGTGATCAAATGGTTGACACAAAAGTATCTTGATCATAATATTGGATCAAAAGCTACTCTCAAAGGCAGAGTTAAAAGTCACAAGATAACTGAATACTATGGTCATGAGACTGTGGTTAAGAATTGTGTATTGAAATAATGGAACAGATAATTAAAAAACTAGAATCAGACAACTCAAGATTGTTTAAAGAATCTGTGATTGAACAAGAAATCAAAAACAACAACACTGTGTTTTTTGAAGGTTGCCAAATGGCCTTAGACAAACTGTATGTGTTTGGTGTAAAGCAGGTGCCTGAATCTACCAAAGATGGTCCTGGATGCAGTTGGGAACAGTTCAAAGAATTAGCACGAAAACTCAACAACAGAACAGCCACCGGCCATGCGGCCAGAGATTTGATTCAGTTTCACATGGATATTGCCACACAAGATCAATGGAACAATTGGTATCGTAGAATTCTTATCAAAGATTTAAAATGTGGAGTCAGTGAAAAAACTATCAATGCAGTGGCTAAAAAAAGCAAAAAGCCCGAGTACATGGTACCGGTTTTTAGTTGTATGTTGGCTCATGACAGTGCTAACCATGAAAAGAAACTAGTAGGTGAAAAACTATTAGACTACAAATTAGATGGTGTAAGAGTACTTGCAATATATGATGCTGACACAGATGCAGTAGCAATGTATTCACGTAATGGTAAACAGTTTCATAACTTTGGACACATTGAAAAAGAAATTGTAGATACACTTGCAAGTAAATTTGAAGAGTCTATGGTGTTGGATGGCGAAATGGTATCTAGTTCTTTTCAGGCACTAATGAAACAGGTGCATAGAAAAGACAATGTAGAAGCCACTGATGCCAAATTTGCTCTGTTTGATGTGTTGACACTTAAAGAGTTTAAACAAGGCAAATCCAAACTGGGTTGTTGGGATAGGCATCAAC